CCTTCGCGGCCTACTGCTACATGGATTGTCGACGCCACCTGACGATCGTGTCAGGACTGATACCAGCTACTTTCGCGGCTTCACGGATGCTGGACCGCTCCGCGAGCGCGAGGACCGCAGTCTGCCAGTCGGCGTCCGCGGTTTCCTTCGCCACACGGACAGCCTCTATGCGGGCGATGTCGTCTTCGGTCACAGCGCCACGTCGGGTCACTCAGCAAACGTACCGAAGTTCGGCCGACCACCACGCACATACGTGTCACGCGGGCAAACCTCCGGACGGTCACACACGGTTTCGTCGTCCATGTGCCGCCAGTGAGCGACGAACTGGGTGGTGTCGAGGTCCAGCATCACGGTCTCCATGTCTGCACTGTACTGATTGTCGTTACGGTTCACAATAGGCTTTCCCATAACGCGTAGAGCACCAGCTAGGACACCTGATACATCAACCGCCGACGATCCCCGTAACCTCCTGCGCACCGAGCGCAAGCGTCACCGGATTCGCGCCGAGCGCCGCCGACACACCAGCCTCGGACGGGGGCGCCTCGAGCGGGTAGACGACGATGATCCCGCGTCCGCTGCCTGACCCGCCTGTCGTATAGGCCGTCTCCCACGAACCAGCGGGACCGGTGTACTCCTTACGCCCCGGATGGATGGTGCCGACACCCGCCGGATACGTCCCCGTCAGGGCGTACCCGTTACTCCACGTCCCATCGACGACAATGCCCGTCATCACAGCGACGACCGCGATCCCGTACACGTCCGGTGGGCTGCTGAGAGCCGCGATCGGGAACGCACCGCCAGAAGCGACCGGGTTAGACCCCTCACCGACCGAGGCCGTCGCGCTCACGTACCCCGAGAACGCCAACAGATAGACCGTCTTCGCGGCGCTCGGGCCGGTCATGCTGAAGCTGTTCACAACCCCGTCAGCGCGCCGCGCGTAGACCCGGATCTGGCTCGACGAGTTGTTGCCGCCTCCGGGCGCTTCCGTCCACCCAGCCGGGGCGGTGAGCGCGATGCTCGAGCTCCACGCGACGACCGCTACGAGAAGGTGCGTGTTATCGAGCGGCGTCCCCTCCGCGAACGTAGCCGACGCCGACGTGCCCGTCGCGCGAGACGAGGCCGTCCGCACCAGCCGGTCGACCATCAGAGGCTCTCGTCGATCAGGTACAGTGTGGTCGCGTCAGGGGTGCCGAGCGCGTCATACGCCGTCCGGGTGATCGCGACGATGGCAGTCACCGACGCGCTCTTGTCGATCTTCCCGGTGATCCCCGCAGCCACCCGTGCGTCCGCGGCGGTGTCGAAGTCGCTGATCGTGGATGCCGTCTGCGTGCCCGTGTGGTTCGCACGGTTCTTCAGGTTCGCGTCCGTATCGTTCGCCGTCGCACCCGACGCGACACCGTCCAGCTTCGTCTCATCAGCGGTCGTGAACGACGCCGTCGTAGCGTCCAGCACAGCCGCGTTCGAGTGTGCGTGTCGTGCCGCAGTATTCGCCGCAACGTCCGTGTTGCCGGACACCTCAGCATCGAAGTCGGTCACATCCGCAGCGGTGTGCGTATGGCCAGTGTCAGACTTCCCCGCCAGCGCCGTAACCAACCCAGTCACATCAGACTGTGCGTGCGAGTGCGTCGAATCAGCCTTACCGGCCAGAGCCGTAGACAGGCCCGTCACGTCGGACTGCGGGTGGGTGTGCCCCGTGTCTGACTTGCCCGCGAGGGCAGTGTCAAGGCCGGTCACATCCGACTGTGCGTGCGTGTGGCCCGTCGGGGACTTCCCGTCAAGCGCCGCCTGCAAATCCGTCTGATCCGACAGAGTCCCAGTGATCCCACCCCACGCGCCAGCACCACCACCAGCCGCAGCATCCACCCACTCAGTGTCATAATCCGTGTCCGAGTTCTTCGCAAGAACCTGACCCGTCGTACCGCCAGCGGGGACACCAACTCCCGGGTCACCATCGTCACCAGTCGAGCCGGTAGCCCCAACCGGGGACACCTCGACACTGATCGACGGTTCCCCAACAATCTCAACCGTGATATCACTCATCGCGGGACACCTGCCCCTTCAACCGAACCTTGCCCGCCAGGTACGTCCGGTCAGTGTCCGTGTTCTCCAGATCCCAGAACGCCGAATCCACCGTCACAGACGCCGTATCCGTACCCGTAATCGACAACCCCAACACACCAGTAGCCGCGTCCGTCGCGTCCACAGTCACCGAGAACAACACATCATCGGAGGACCGCAGCACCCGAACCTGAGACCGCCACCCCGTCGTCGGAAGCACCATCGGATCACCAGTCACCGAATCAGTGACCGTCACCTGAAAGTTTGTGGTGTCACCCCGGTAAATGGTGAGGTTCAGTTCACCTGGCAGTTGTGCGAGATCGGCCATCGTCAACCCTTCAACTTTTCCTCGAGCGCGACCACCCGCGCGTTCAACTGCGCCACCTGCGCCACCAGCAACGCCACCGTCTGAATCGACGCCGGCTCCCCCGCAGCATCCCGAATCAGGAACCGTTCAGCGTCCGTCCCCACAAGGTCATCCGCCATCGGCCCGATATGCCGGCGCCCATCCCCAACGATGTACTCCCACTCATAAAGAGTCGGGAAGATCGACACCAGCTCGGGCGCGTCCGTGACGTTCTCCTTCAACCGCCGTGCGGAAGGGTTCGAAAACGTCCCCGGAACAATCACGTTGTGCGACGCGTTCCCCAACACGAAATCATCAGCGTTCGGCGCGGACGACCCCTTACCGATCGCAACCGACCGGTCACCCGACGCGTTCGCGAAATCACCGATCGCCACAGACTCCGTACCCGCCGCAGTCGTAGCCGAACCAACCGCCACCGAATCATCGTCCGCGTAAGCGCCGGGACCAATCGCGGTCGAGTAACCGCCTAGGTGCTGGTCGGCGTAGGCGCCTTGCCCGATCGCGACTCCACGGGACGCGGGAGACTCCGCCGCATCACCCAACGCGATCGAGTAGTCCCCCGCGCCAAGGTGGTCACTGTCCCCACCCGAACGACCACCGGACACCCACGCCCGCTGCTGCGCCTTCTTCAACCTGCGGGACTCCTGCGCCGGGTCCAAAAAATCATCAATAGGCATCGTCAACCTCCGGCGTCACAAAGAACCCCATGTCACCCTTCAGCGCGATAACCCGCTTCTTGTGGTCACCGTTCGTCAACCGCGGATGCGTACCCACGTTCATCCACAACTCACGCCCCACCGCCGCAACCTCCGGCCCATCCGGGTAAATGTGGAGATCGAACCGCCACGCATACGACGGGTACTGCAACACCGCATACTGCTGGTTACCCACCGACCGCAGCCGCGACTCAGTGTCCAGGTCCGAACGGTTGATCCACACATCCCGCAACGGGATACGGAACGTCGCAGGGATAGGGTCAGGCCCCCACTGCATCAGAGCCTCTTTGCCACCCTCACCGAACACACCCACACCAGTCATCTGGTTGATGCCGTCCCGCTTCACCCGCAGGTTACGGACAGGCGAGTCCGCACCCCGGATCGGAAACGACGTGACAGCCCCGTACTTCAGGCGCCCGTCCTGCACCTTCACCTCATAGCGAAGGTTCCCCGACGACCGGTACGGGCGCAGATATACCTCGCACCCGTCCTCCTCGATCTGCGTCAGATGGTCCTCAACGAACAGGCGCTCGTTGTACAACCACTCCGCAGAGAACGACCCCGAAGCGTCCGCGGGAAGATCCAACGGGAACACCGCAGCAGCCGCCCCGCCGAACTGCGCCGTACTGAGAACAGCACGAACCGCAGCCGCCCGAGACCGACTCGAAACGGCCAACGCCGTAGCCGTCCCACCACCACCGGTCGTGTTATACGTCGACAACGGCCACAACATCCGGTTATTGAAGTACGCGCCCCGCAACTCCATTGCCGACACGGTCACCGTGTCAGTCCCGTCGTCCCAGTCCTCTTCCTGGATCACACCCGCAAAGACGACATGATCGGTGGGTTCCCACTCCTGCGTGATCGTGTACTTATTCGGAGTCGTCCACTCCTCAAGATCCGCCCGGGAAATCCCCGACCCGTTGACCTGGATCGTGAACCGTCCCGTACCCTGCCCCGTCATCCGCGTCATCCACGACGACCCGGAACACGGCACAGTCGCCACCAAGGCACCCGTCGTCGTCACATAAATCCGGTTGACCCACTCGTCCGTCACGGGGTTACCTCCGTGATCGTGGGGTCAGGTGCCCACAACTGCAACTGGTAGCGGGCCACCGCCCCGTAAGACTGGATGATGATGTCCGGGGCGCCGATGCGGCCCACCTCAATGCTGAACGTCCCGGTAGCCTGCTCCACCACGAGGTCACTCATGCTGCCGTCGTCGAGCAGGGTTGCCAGCGCGTTCAGTGCGTTCTCAAAGTCGACCGCGTTGTCCGCGAGGACGTGGCCACTGATCGTGATGACCCGAGCACCCAGATAACCGGGCGAAGGGAACTCGCCGTCAGCCGTCGGCCGCTGGACACGGTCGCGGCGCACCTCGACGCCGTCGAACCAGCCCCGGAAACCGTCTGGCGAGATCCGGTACGTCGCGTCGTCCTGATCGCCGGAGAACGTCAAGCCTCCGAGAGTCGCAATCATCACGCCCCCCGCAATGCAAAGTTCATCTTCTCGACAGCGATACGGCCGATCTGCTCAGCAGACACGCCCTCCGGCGCGTTCACCGTCATCTGCACCGAAGGCCCGGCCGGCACAGCAGCCGGAACCGCCGCCTGCGTGAGCCCGCCCGTCACCGACTGCAACTGCCGGTACTGAGACTCGAGGCCCGCCGCGAACTTGTCCGCGATAGCCGCACCGCTGTGACCCAGGGCGGTCCATCCCGCCCCGGAGAACGGGCCGCGCTCGGCCGGCGAGTTCGGGAAGAAGCCCGCGACGAAGTCCATGACACCGCTGACGGCCTTACTGATCGGATCGAACATCGACTTGATCCCGTTGATGAACCCCTGGATCAGCGACCGACCCGAGCTGTAGAGCCACGAGCCGACGCCAGAGAACACGTCACGGATGCGTTCGGGAAGGCTGAGGAACCAGGACGCCGCATCCAGGATGTTGTTGCGAACATCAAGCGCGAACTGCCTGACGTGCCAGATCATCGTGCCGACCTTTGCGCCGACTCCTCGCGCTGTATCCTCGACGGCACGGTAGATCGCACCCCAGAATCCGGGAAGCTCAACCATCTGCCCCTTGAACTCGGAGAAGTCGAGCCCACCATTCAGCAGCCCCACGAACCCTGAGATGAGCCCGATCGTGTCCGACAGCGGGACAAAGAAGTAATCGCGAAGGAAGTGTCCGGTCTCTCTAACCCCGGCCCCGAAGTTCTTGAGCCCTTCCTGCGTGTCAGGCTCGTTCAGCCAGTCGACGAACTCCTCGAGTGCGGGGACTAGGTCTTCCGTAATCATGTCGACGACGTCCTGCGCGACGGGCAGGAACGCCGTGCCGAGCTTCGTTGATACGTCTTCCCACGTTGCGCCCAGGATTGCTTGTTTCCCGGCGAGGCTGTCCGACTCGTCCGCAAACTTGCCCTGCTGGAGGGCGGTATCCTCAAAGATGAGCGCGTTCGCGGCGAGGATCTTTTGCTGGGCGGTGAGCGAGCCGTTCCCGTCGTAGATACCCATCTGCATCGCCTTGGCGCGCAGGCGGGCGTCATCCAGGAGAACCCCGAACCGTCGCAGCGGCTCGGACTCGCCGCGCAAGCCGGCCGTTAGCGCGACGATCGCTTCCTCGGTACTCGTGTTGTTGAACGCGGCCATGTCCGCCGCGAGCGAAAGGAGATCGACGGAGAAGTCCGCGAGTCCGTCGCCCGTGAGACCGGCTGCGCGGCCGAAGACGCCGAAGTCCTTCGCCCCGTCGAGCGCCTGATTCGCGGAGATACCCAACGACTTCGCCGACGTCCGCGCGAACCGCTGGATAATGGTGGCGCTGCCGCCAAACACGTCCCGGATCGCGCCCGATGCCTGCTCGAAGTCCGCACCATCCGAGATGGCGTCGCCGATCAAGTCGCCAAGCCCCAGCGTGGCGAGCCCGGCGCCGATCAGCGGTACCGCCCGGCCAAACCCAGCGAGGAACCCGCCCGCAGCGGCCTTTCCGCCAGCCGCCCCCGCTGCCGTGCCCGCAGCGGTCACCTGCCCGGTAAGTGCGCCCGTAAACCCGGACGCCTCCGGCACCACCTCTACGAACGCCCGGTACATCGGTGACTGAGAAGCCATCTACGCCCTCCTATTTGCTGAACAGCGCGGACACTTCCTCGGGGCTGCGGCGCTTGTTCTTCTTGCGCCCGCCGTACTTCCTCTGCGTCGAGAACGGACGCGGGTAAGGCTTGGGCTTGTGCCCCTTGCGTGTATGGACCTGCACATACCCGTCGTAAAGATCGGCAAGCGTCAACGCCTCACGCGTTATCGGGTAATCCCACCCGTTCACCGACGCAAACAGCCACGACGTCGTATCGCGGTGCAGGATGTGGATGAGCGGGACGAGCTCTCTCAGCGCGACGTCCCAAAGACCGACGCCGAACTTCTGTCGAAGGTCAGCAACCGCCTCTGCCTTGTGGTCTTGGATCAGTCGGCAGAGGGCTGCGATTCCCCCGGCTCACCGCCGAGCCACGCGCGGAACAAGAGCCCGGCCTGCTTGTAACCAAGCGAGTTGATGGCATCCATCGTCTCGGCGTCAGCCCGCGTCTCGAACACCGAGCGCGCGACTCCGATGATCCGGTCACCGTCCGCGGCGTTGAAGGCCTCCAGAAGCGATTCCGCCTCTCCAAACGTGGCGTGCGGAAGTGAGTACGTCCGCCCATTGATCTCGAACGTGAACGGTTGGGTAGTGAACGACAGCATGATTCCTCCTGGGAGCAACAGAGACACGGGAGCAGAGTGAAGGGGTGGCCGCAGCTCCCGATACGGCCACCCCGGCTTGGGTTACGGCGTCTCGTCGACCAGCACCGAGAAGAAGTGCTTGACGGAGCCGCCCATCGTCCCCGAGTCCTGAGCGGTCACGGTGACGGGGTACGCGATGATCTCCTGCGAGACGTACGAGATGTCGCCGGTCTCGGTGATCTGCCCGATGGGGATGTACTTGCGGATCTTCTCGTCACCGTCGACAAAGTCGAGGACGTAAGACTTCTGAGGCTTCTCAACGCCCGGGTTCGACACGAACGAACCGGTCGCCTCGTCGATGTCCGCAAGCTCGATGCCGTAATACTCGGCGAGGGTCGCCGAGGACGTCTGGATCATCGTGAACTGGAACGTGGTGACACCCTCGGTCACGATCGTCCGCACAACAGCGTTCCGCTGCCAAGCGTGCAGATCCTCCGTGGTGAGCGAGTTCGATTCGGTGATTCCCTCGTCCGAGATGTACCCGAGCTCGGTCGAACCGGTCCACGTCGCGTCGACACTGGTCGGTGCGGCAGTTGCCAGGGGGGCAACACGCACGACGCCGTCAACGGCCACGCGAACTTCGCCGGCAGATTCAGCCATAGCATTCTCCTAATTGGTCAGTGACGCGTGGCGCGTCAGTTATCCGGCCGGGAGCTGCCAGAGCTTGTTACAGGTCAGCGCCGCGAACGCTTACGCGGGCTGTGAAGTAGTAGTGGGAAAGGGTGGTCGATCCGACCACGAGAAGGTCCGTTTGGTCGTCGACTATCTCGAACGGGCCAGTCATCGAGTCGACTGCCGTTATCGGGTTCCCGTCGGGAAGGGTGCGAAGGCCCGCCATGAGGAGTCGTGCGAGGAGTTCCGCGTTCAGCGCGGATTCTGCCCACACGTTGAACCCAAGTTGGCGCCGCTCGAGGGTGGTTTCCGTTGGCCCGCCGTCGTCCCGAACGGTCACCATCCGTGGAACCTTCGTGTAGGGAAGCTTCCGGGACAGGTGGACGTCGCCGGCGTAAGCCTCCCCCCGGCCCGCGAGGAACGTCTTGAGGCCCGCGATCACCGGGCCTGTTGCGATCGGGAACAGTACGTCAACCATCTGTCTCCCTCAGCGCTCGAGCCAACGGGCCACGCTTCGCCTCAATAGCCGCCGCCCACGGTGCAGCGCCCACCTGCCCCACGACACGGTCCACTCCCCGGGCGGAACGGGTCCTAAACGTCCGGTGTTGCACCGAAGCGGTGAAGTCTCCGTCCGGGTCGCTCACACGCCGGGCTATCCGCCCCGCAATGCCACCCACGAACTCATCCATCTCGGCAGAGCTGAGGATCACCCCGAGCGAGCGCAGCGGTTGAAGTTTCCGAATCCGCATCAGCCGACCGCCCGTACTGTCACAACCGTCCCGACGCGGGCCGAGTAGGGCGACTGCCACTTGGCGGCTGCTGTCGTCACCGCGTAGACCGCACCGCGGACTCGGACACGGTCAGTCGCCCGAACATCGACCCACTGGTCACGGCGGAACAGTTGGAACCCGGAGACAACCGCCTGCCCGGTGGCGAGAGAGTCCTCGTCGGGCACGATCGGCGCTACAGCCCAACCCGAAGAGGTGATCTGCGTCTCGGACCCGAGCACAGGGTTTCCCTGCGCGTCAACGTCCCCGGTCGGCTCCCCGGGGCGGAGAATCGTGATCGACTCCAACATCACGCGTCCGTCTGGTAGAACGGCGACGTGGACGGGATGAGGTCGATAGAGAAAGCGCCCGGCGCAACACCCTGAAGCCCCGCCATCTCGTCCTCGGTGACATCGAGACCACCGGGAACGTCACCGCCGTAGGTCTTCGACGTCGTAAAAGGACCCTGCGTCTCGTTCTCCTGCCGGATCCCGGCAGGGTTGCGAAACACACGGATGACCATAGCCACGACCACGTCAACGGCGGACTTCTTCAGTTCCGTGGAAGCCGGTTCCGCCTCCGCCTCCGCGTCAATCCGCGCCTGCAGGTCAGGGACCCGGCGGCGAAGCATCCGCTCCGCCTTGTCGATCCACAGTTCGATCTGGTCCGTGTCCGACGGGGCTTCCGGCGGTGCGATCCATGCCGCAGTGACGTCATCGGCCGTAGTCCACGCCATGATTTACCACCAATCCATCGGGTGACCGCGAGTTGGAAGAGGGGGCGGGTTGTGGCCCGCCCCCTCACAACGATCAGGCTGCGTTGACGTACTCGACGAACGCGGCGGTGTCGTTGACCAGGAAGCCATACTCCGCCTCAGCGAGCACCGCGACGAGGTTGTTCTCGAAGAGCGACACGAGCGACCCGTTGATGGTCACCGTGGCCTCGGTCGACACCTTGTAGGAGATGCCGCCGACGACACCCCACGCGGCCTGCGACCAGTCGCCACCGAAACCGTAGGTGTCGGTCGACTCGAGGTAGACACCCTCGCCGATGTAGGCGGAGCGGCCGAGGAGACGACCCTGACGGATCGGACCCGCGTTGTCCACCACGGGGGTGTCGATGAAGATCGGGCGACCCGAAGTGTCGACCGCACCGTTGAGCAGCGGCTCGAAGCGGTCGTCGAGCGCGAAGCCCGACAGGCGCTTGCCGTCGTTCACGAGAAGCGACAGGCCGGCGTTGATGTCGCCGAAGATGCCACCGTTCGCCTGCGTGGTCGTGCCGATCTCAACCGACTTCGTGGTCTGCGCGATGTAGGTCGAGAACGGGGTGGACGTGCCGTGCAGCGCGGCGGCGTCGAACGCCGAAGCGAACGCGTCACCGACCTGGTTGCGGAGGATCCCCATGAAGTTGCCCGGGTTGGCACGCACAACCTCAGCCGAAACGACGGCAATGGTGGCGAGCTTCTTCGGGTCCATGTTCTTCAGCGACAGGGCACCGGACGACGCAGGCTTCTGCGCGCCCTCAGCGACCCAGCCGGCCGAGAGGCGACCGGTGACGACCGGGATGGCCGTACCGGACGGTCCAAGCTGAACCTCGGTGGCGAGCGACTGCACGACCGAAGAACGGGCGGCACGCTCGAAGATGGGCTGGGCCTGCTCGCGGCTCAGGAAGCCGCTGAAGTCGCTCAGCTTGGTTGCGGCAGTGATTGCCATGTGTACTCCTTGGTGGTTTGGGGCGTCAGTTGATGCCCAATGCCTGCTTCAGCGCGGACTCAAGTCCGTCGCCGTTCAGCGCCAGCGGTGCTCCGCCCTCTCCGGGGACAACGAGCCTCTGGGGCGCCTGCTCACCGCGCCACGCGATGAGCCTTTCCGCGAATGCCTGAAGGTGCTCAGCGGAACCCGACTCCGGGCCGGCCAGCACCTCGACGGGGACAGACGTGGACGCAGCAACCTCGGCACGGTTCTTCGCTACCGACAGCTCCGCGAGCTCACGCTCGAGCCGGTCGCGCTCTTCCTGACGCTTCTGCTCTTCCGTCTTGTCCCGGTCTTCGTACTCCTTGAGTCGTGCAGCGTTGTCGGCGGCGAGCTTTTCAGCAGCCGCTCGAGCCTTCCGCTCAGCTTCCAGAGCCTTCTTTCCGTTCTCGCCTAGGACGTCCGCGGGTGTGGGCGTCGCGCCCTCCACTGCCTGACCCTCGACGGGGGCTTCCTCAGCCATTCGCTTCCTCCATATACAGGCGGCATCGCACCGCACGACCCGGCACCCATCGCAGGGCCGGGAAACTAGAAAGCCGCCCGTAGGCGGCTAAGTTCAGGGGATGAGGTCTCGTCCAAGCCCCTCAGCACGCGCGTAGGCGTCCCGATAGACCTGAACGTCGTATCCCTCGGGAAACGAGTCAGGACCGTTCCCTGGGACGATGAGACAGTTGCAGTTGTCGTGCCAGTCATTCGACTCACCCGCCGAAGCGGCGTCGCGGTACACGAACCCCCGAGAAGCAACCATCGTGCAGAACCGGCACGTAACCGCCCCGGTCGGCATCCGCGCGAAACGCACCGGCTGAGAGTCAGCCCGCGCGGACTCATACACGGTCGTCCTGAACGGCTGCATCACCAACCGTTGAGTCGACCCGGACAGCAACGCGAACGCGCCATCACTGTCGCCCTCAGAGAACAGGGGACCGAGCCCCCAGCGAGCAGAAGCGTTAGCCTGCTCAGCGTCCACCGGTCGCGCCATCACCGCCTGAAACCTCGACGCTGACGGCGGGGCATCCCGGAGCATGTCATACCAGTCGGCCCCCAACAGCGCGGCGGCGTCACCGTAAGCGGTCACAAGCTCCGGGAAGAACCCCTCCAACGCGTTTCTGACCGCTACCGGTGACCCGTCGAGGTTCAGCGACCCCCAGAAATCGGCAAGGTCACGCTGGGCCAGGAGCACCAGCGACGACGTCGCCGCCCGATACTCCGCCACCTGCGTCGCTGTCGCCATTAGCCCTCAGCCCCCGCGCCGCTTCGACCAACTGTGTGAGACGCGAACCAGCCTCCGCGCGCCGCTTCTCCGCCATGAACCGGGCAATCTGCTCACGCGAAAGGCCGGCGTACTCCATGCCAACCTCGGACTCACCGAAACCGGCGATAGCGGTCGACAGCTTCGAGAACGCGTCGGCTCGAGCGGACGGCGACACGATCGCCGGCTCCGTGAACTGGGCGGACAGTGTCCGCAGCTCCTCCGGGACAGCGCCGAGCCCGTCACGCAGACGCACACCCAACTGGAACGCCTTCACCGCCCCGCGCCCCCACACCCGGTTAGCGTCGCGGACATCCATGATGAGGTCTTCCTTGGCTGCGTAGATCGCGTCAGCACTCGACGGGTTCGACGCGTCCGAGAACTTCACGTCGAGGTTCTGGTCGTCAGCGAAGAGCGACTGAATGAGACGCATCTGCTCCGCGTGCGGCTGCGGCGACGCCCCGGCGAACCGGTGGATGTCGATCTGCCCGTCTTCTTCCGTATCGATCGCGTTCATACGCCCCATGAGCGCATTCCACTTGTCCGTGCCGATGAACTCGGTGACGTTAGCGCCGAACAGCCAATACTTGTCCGCCGAATAGAACTCCGCCGACACCTCTGCGCGCAACAGTGTGCGAACCGCCGCGTCCGTCAGCCCCATCGCCGTCCGGGTGACACGCGAATGACCAAACGGGCGATTCAGCTCCGGGTGGTATGCGACGCGCGCAACCGAAACCTCGCCGAGCGGGTTACGAATCCACGACGACGCCCAACCCGACGACCGCTTCACGAACGAGTACACCCGCTCCGGGGTGTACATCACCATCTCTGTCGGCTGACCACCATCAGTGGAGATAACCGACAGGAAACCGCGGATCCCACGGCGCCGCTTGTCCCACACAGCCGCCGACGAGTCGGCCGAACGCGCCAGGATCAGCACCTCCGGCTCCCCCGCCTGCACATCGCCCGCCGTCACCGTGAGGAACGAGCACGCGTGAATCGCGGACGACGTGATCGCCTGCGGGAACTCCTCAGCGAAGTGGTTGTCCGCCAGGATGCCGGCCATGCCGAACGGGTCCGCCGAACCATCCACAGACACGAAACCCTCGAACGCCGAACGCCCCGCCAGAGCGTTGACGCCCTTCGAGATCCACTGCAACGGCGTAAACGCGGACTGCATCTGCGGAGGGACCGCGATCCCAAAATCCCGGAGCGCGTTCTTCCCCTCGTAGTACACAGTCCGCAGCAGGTTCCGCGGACGCTTCGCCCCCACGTGGAATACAGGTCGAG